TGGTAGACTTTGGATATATCAAATGATTTTTATTGAAGAACCTGTTACTTATAAGCAAATTCAAGTTCCAATCGAGGTTGTTGAGTATTGTTCAAACTATACTCGACTTAATCCATATGGAAAAGAGATGTATAATCTAAGACTTTTGGATTGTTATTGGATGTATACTGGATATTATGGTCCTAATAAAATGCCAAAACTGACACCAGTTTTTGAATAAATAATAACATCCTAAACAGGAAACCAGCCAAGAAGAGTTTTGTGAAACCTCTTGTGTTATAATGGTAAACTCTTTGTTGGATAAAGAATTTAAAACATGTCCACTCTAACCAGAGAAGTATTAATCAAAACTATTGTTGCCAACGAAATGAAAGAGCACGATGGTTCTAATTATACTCAACAACTAAAAAGTACATATCACAAATGGGAACATCAATCAAGTGATGCTCTATGTCAAAAATTTAATCAAATAGAAAAATCTAATGTCACTGTTGACATACTAAAACCATAAATATAAGAGCCATGCTTTCTTTCGATGCCAGAAGAAGTCAAAAAAGATGAACCTAAGAAAAAAGGTATTCTAGGAAAACTAAAAGAGGCGGCAGACGATAAAGAAGAACAAATTGCTATTCTTTCTACATTTGTCAGATTAGGTATACTTGTCTGGAGTGGAGGAATACTTACGTTGGCTTACATTAAATTGCCACCAGCACTTGGTATACCAGAACAAAAACTGGATCCGACTTTTATAGCCAGCGTTTTTACTGGGGTTTTGGCTACTTTTGGTGTCCAGGCAGCAAAGAAAGCAGGAGAAGGTGGTGGTAATGGTAATGGTGGTATCACAAAAGAACAGATGGAAAGATTGATTGAGAAAGCAGCACAAACTGCACCGGCACAAACTATTCGTATTGAACAGGCGCCTGTACAAATAACACAGGCACCTCCAAAGTCTGATGAATCTTATAAGATGTAATTATGAATAATCAAAAGTCACCATTTAAGTGGGTAGTTCTAACAGTGGGAACATTGTTTGGGATTGCTCATATTGGTGTCTTGGGACATTTAATAAACAAAAATAATTTGCCGATAATCAATCTTCCTGTTGGAGATTATACTTCATATACAGTAGAGGCAGGGGAGAAAGGATATAGGATTGATTACTCATCAAATGATCCTAAAGTTATGGGTGTCCGAAAAAGAGTTGATAAGACTAATGGATTCTTTGGTATTGGTGGGAAATCAAATGTGGAATATGATGAAGAGTATACGATGGATGGTGCCCGCCATATGGGTGGAGGTGCTGAGGGAAAGTTGACTGCGAAAAAGATAGAGTGTATAAAGGCGGAAGGTGGTGGAGAATCGACAGGAAGGATAGTAGGTGCTAGTCTTGGTGCTGCTGCCGCACCATGGTTTACTAGTATCCCATATGTCGGATGGGTTGCCGCCGGATGGATAGCAATGTTTGGACAGGATAAGGGTGCAGAGATCGGTGGAGAACTTGCAACAACAATGATGGAGGGATGCAATGAAATTTGAATTGGATATGGAAGACTATACAATAATACTAAATTCACTTCACTACTATAAAAAAGTGGAGAAAAGGGGCAACTTTAAGCAATATAATGAAGAACGTGTAAATAAGTTAAGAGATAAAATGGCATATCAATTAGTTCCTAGTCCTGATAGTAAAAGATGAATTTATTGTTACGTCCACTTGATAATCCGGCTGATCCTGTATGGTCAGTAATCATTCTAGTAATTATTGCTGTTGGGTTGGCACTAGGTTATGTTATATACATACTAAGAGAATCGTTTGAGGAATTAGCAGATGGGTGCTATGAAACCACCAAGCAGGAAGTCCTGCTACAACTTCCGAGTAACGGAGATCAATCGTGTACTTGATGGTGATACTATTGATGTCACTATTGATCTGGGGTTCGATCTATACAAGAAGGAGAGAGTTAGAGTTGCAGGAGTTGATACGCCAGAGAAAAGGACGAAGAACTTAGAGGAGAAGGCACTTGGAATCGACGCAACCAACTGGCTCAAAGAGAAATTGGAAAGTACTATTGCTGGTGATGATGAGTTGTCTGTTAGGACTGAACTTGTTGGTGGCGTCGGCAAATATGGTCGTCTTCTTGGTTGGTTATACATTGGGGACGAGTCAGTGTCCCTTAACGAACAAATGATTGAGTTTGGTTATGCCCTTCCCTACGACGGAGGAACTAAAGATATGAATCTTGAAGCACTTCGTGAGATTCGTAGAGCACATGGAACTTTAGTAGAATGATGAGTGGTTTATTTGTATTTGGATTTATTATTTTATTGACTTACACCCTACATATTACATGGCCTATAAAAAAAGGTAAAAATTAAAATGCAAAAATTAGTCAATGTAATCGCATTACTTTCTGGTCTTGTGTCTTTATCAGTTGTTGGTGGTGGTGCTTATCTTTATCTCAATAAGGATGCACTTATCGATCAAGTTAAAGAAAAAGCAACAAAACAAATTACTGAAGCAATTGCTGGAGCACTTCCAGGAATGTTAGATTCTGCCATGCCTGAACTTCCTGGTGTTACTGGTGGTGCTGTTCCTGGATTGCCAACTCCAACACCTTCTGTGACCGGAGGAGCACTTCCTTTCTGAGAATTCTGTGAAAATTGTTAAATAGAAATAGTTTGAATTGATACATATGTCCTTTACTTCTTCACGCAAAAAAAAATTTGTAAAAATTAAAAGCAAAAAAAAGAATGATACTGATAGTACATTTTTCCTTTATGTTGTTTTTCATTCTGTAATTTCTTCTATTATGAATATTTTTACGGATGACTGAAATTCCGGTCATCACTTCACTTGATATTTCTATTCGTGATATTGAAATTCCTCAGGTAAATACTTCGGTAAGTAACTACACAGGAATACCTTTAGGACCTCCTGTTGTTGTTAATCTTGGTGTGCCTATAGTTGATATTCCGGGGTGTGTAGAAGCTCATGAAACAAATAACTCTAAGAATAATCAAATAAGAACCGATGACAAAAATGGATTGGTTACGTATTGTGATTCTGGTGTTCCCAGTTTTAATCCTATTTTATATGAACCTGAACAGATGATTATGACGACACCAAGTGGTGTCAATGTTCCAAAAGATCCTCCTATAGTTCCAAAAACTCCAGAGATTCCAAAATCTCCATCTATTCCTGCTGCTACTGCTAACATAGAATGTCCTACTAAAGTCCAACAGGCACAAGAACCTGTTGGAACATTAGTAGAAGGTTTTAGAAAGAGAGTTACTGGTTATGAACTCATTGATAAAACATGTGTTCAAATAACAGAACCAGTATCACTTCCTACACAAATTCTTGCTGGTCTACCTAGTGGTGGTCAAGTTGTGCAAATAGGTGGTATTGCTGTCATTGCTACATCATCAGCACTACTAGCAAAACCGCTGGCAGATCTGCTATTGAAAGCAGTCAAACCAACGGTTAAGAAAGTTATGAAAAAGATTGCTAAACTAAGAGGAAAGAAACCTCCTATCTTGTCGTCAGGGGAACGTCGAGCAGAGCAGCGTCAGATGAATGAGGCAGTACGGGTATTGCGCTCTGTTTTCCCTCGGAAGAAGAAGAAACTCTAGGAATCTCATGGTAGTGTGGGTGTGTATGTCCTGGTGGATTATTTACCACAACATCGGCACATACAGAATAGTATGGTGACTTAGGATGGAATTGAATTCCCTTCAATTTTAACTCACCACAATTCTTAAGACGTGCTATCTCAAAGTCTAACCTTTTATTGGCAGTCAATTGTTGCATCATTGCAATATTAGAAGATGCTGCTTCTTTACAAAGGTCTTGTAATTTTTTATCTGTAGGTGTACTCCATGTCATAGAGAAACCTAGACCTAGACTGTAGTTATCTTTCTGTCCAGTTCTTGTTCTTTTATGGAAGACAATATCTCCAGGATTGTCAAGTCTCCCATCTCCAATAGGTCTCCCGTCATCATCAAAGGCACCAAAATTATCGGTGACATCATATACAGGATCCATATAGTAAGGTTCATATGGTTTAGAAGCAGAGAGACTTCCTGTTACATACGGTGTGAAATTGCGAGTGGGACCTTGACACTGAATCCCCCCTCCATATGTGTTCGTAATGTATGGTCCCTGAAGGACTTGTATAGCTTGGTTTGTAACGGAGCCTGAACTGTTAGCAACAGGAGAAGCAGTAGCAGACACACCACCAACGGTTTCAGCATAAGAATTTAAGGGTAATAATGATCCGAGAATAATTACTCCAATTATTGACTGAAAATGGAGGTTGTATCTGTTACGCTTATGACTTCCGTTTCTCTTTGAATAATTGTATGATTTTGTAATCCTGGGCCGCTGTAAGTTTCTGTGAACTGGAACGCTGCTCCTGGTGTTGTTTGTATGAATTGAGGTTTGCTCGTTACACCTGTCCATGATGATGTCACTCCATTTATAGTTATATTAACTGCTCCTGTTCCTGGAGATAAGTTTCCACTTGCCGTAATACCAGAACCAGTGGCAGAGTACTGATATCCAGTACTGTAATCCATTGAGTTTATTGTTTCGGTTATTTTTTGAGTCGTTTCTGTGTGACTGGACATCGATCCCTGTGTAAAGTTTGGGACTACTGGGACTGCTTGTCCAGCAACCCCATGTAATACACCAAGAACCAACCCCAGACCGATTGTTTCTTGTAATCTAGTCATTCTTATTTAACCTTAATCAATAACAGTAATTTCGGATACAAATTGTCCTGTTGCCGTAGAACCAGCTCCTCCAGCAGTAATTGTGATAAGACCGGCAGAAGTTACAGTACCAGCTAGAGAACCAGCGGTTCCGGCTGTATATGATGTGAGATTACTAAAATTAGGAACATCACCTACCGTAGGAGCAGATGCCGGAACTGCATCAGCTTGAGTATATGACTGACTGAATGAAAAGGCAGAACCTGCTGTGTCTTGCGTAGCAGTAATAGTACCGGGAGAATAAACTCCAGAAGTAATAGTGCCAGCAGAAACTGCTCCTGCTGTGGATCCATCGGTAGTATCAATATTAGATCCGGAGATACTGAATGAAGAACCAATTCTTGTTGCTTGCGACCTAGCAGCATCAACTGTTAATTGAACACTAGACGCATGTTTTGAAACAAGCCCTCCAGCATTTGCTGTACTTGAAGCCATTATTAATATTCCAAAAACTAACAATGCTCTTTTCATTTTTTTCAAGCATACTTTTTTATTATTTAGTTAGTCTTAATTTATACTTATAAATAATTTGAAATAAATTTGATTTGAGATGGATCAACAACAAGAACATTTGGCACAATTATTAGAGCAAAAAAATAATCTTACCAATCAGTTAGAAAATATTCAAGGACAAACTACAAGAACTAGAGATGTTCTTCTTAAAACTATGGGTGCTATTGAGTATTTGGAAGCAACCGGAGTCAAATTGTCAGAACCAGAAGTGTCTGAAACGGAAGTCGCAGAAGAGGGTTGACGCACAGACCAGAAGGCATTATAATAAAGGGGTCAGCAAGGGCAAGTAGCTCAGATGGATAGAGCCACGCACTTCTAATGCGTTGGTCGGGGGTTCGAGTCCCTCCTTGCCTGCCTGATCCCTTGTAGCTCAGAGGTAGAGTCGGTGACTGTTAATCACTTTGTCGCAAGTTCGAATCTTGCCGGGGGAGTTGACAAGAACTCAATCTTGTCTTATACTACCTCTTGTGTGAAGGAAGTGTGATGAGAGAGCAATCTCTCACTTTGCGGAATTAGTTTAGAGGCAAAACTAAAGGTTTCCAACCTTTCGTCACCAGTTCGATTCTGGTATTCCGCTTTCGGGTTATCCGAATACCCGAAAAAAAGATGAGTATAAATACTCTCGTTACTTATTGTAACGAATTACCACAGAACCAGTCGAGGTTCTTAACATCTGCGGGTAACCATTCCGCAAGTAAAAAAACGAGGAAAACAAATGTTCAAAACGACTATCGCTGCAGCTGCTGCTGCAATTGCTCTTGCCCCTGCTGCCGCCCTAGCCGGACCCTATGTCAACGTCGAAGCTAATTCTGGTTGGACGGGATCTGATTATGGTGGAACTTCCACGGACCTTCACGTTGGATATGAAGGTGAACTGGGTGAGTCTGCTTCCTACTACGTCCAAGGAGGAGCTACTGTAGTCTCCCCTGATGGTGCTGAAAGTGACACTGTTCCTTCTGGTAAGGCAGGTCTCGGTCTTGCACTGACCGACGCACTGGGTGCATATGGTGAAGTCTCCTTCGTCGGTTCAGGTGATTCTGACATCGACCGTGGATATGGATCCAAATTGGGTCTGAAGTACAACTTCTGATCTTCCATATAAAATAAACATCTAGATGTTCGGGGACTCTGACGAGAGTCCTTTTTTTATGGTTAACTAATATCGTAAATTTATGAAACTCAAAGCACTCGCAACAATCTCTATTGCTCCACTGATGGTGGCATGTGGTGGTACATCAACCACATTTAGATTAGATGGAGCAGGTGCTACATTCCCTGCTCCGTTATATCAAGCATGGTTTCAAACCATGGCAAGTGAAACTGGAAACCAAGTAAACTATCAAGCAGTTGGTAGTGGTTCTGGTGTCCGTCAGTATATGGCTGGCACAGTTGATTTTGGTGCCAGTGATGGTGCTGTAAGTGATGAGAAGCAGAAGCTTCCGATGCTTCACATTCCTATGACTGGTGGTGCTATTGTTCCTACTTACAACATGCCTGGTTGTGATGTTAAGATGACACAGACACAACTTGCTGATGTATATCTTGGTAAGATTACTAACTGGTCTACTTTTGGATGTGAGAGTAAAACTATTGTTCCTGTATTCCGTTCTGATGGTAGTGGCACCACAAAAGGTTTCACTAACTCACTATCAGCATTCTCACCCGAATGGAAAGAGAATGTTGGCACAGGTAAGGCAGTAAAGTGGCCTGCTGGTGTTGGTGGTAAAGGTAACTCTGGTGTTGCCGCACAAGTTAAACAGGTTCCTGGTTCCATTGGTTATCTGAACTATGGTTATGTGAATGGTGATAAGTTTCAACAAGTATCACTACAAAACAAAGCAGGTAATTATGTCAAAGCAAATGCTGAAACATCTGCAGCAGGTCTATCGAGAATCATCCTTGACGATCAACTTCGTGGTGCTGACGCTAACCCTGCTGGTGCCAATGCATATCCTATTGTCTCCCTTACTTGGATCCTAGCATACCCTGAGTCTAAGACTGGTGTGAAAGAAACTCTTCGTTATATGTTGAGTGAGAAGGCACAGGCAATGTCTGATGGTCTTGGTTATGTTCCACTGCCTGAAGACTTGAGACAGAAAGCACTTGCTGCTGTTGACAGTATCGAATAATATAAGTATAGTGGGGGACAGTAGTCCCCCTTTTTCATGAAAAAGAAAATAAAAAAGTCGGAACAAAAAATTGCAGACTGCGATAATATCTACGATATGATTGAGATACTACAGAGTCGTATTGAGGAAATAGAAACTGAACATATGCAATTGATTCGTAAGATGGGTGAACTAAATAGTCGCGTAGACGACTTTTCTACAAATGAAAATTAATCTTTGGTACTCTAAGAGTATGAGTCAATGGAGATGGACTCTCTGTGAAGAATTTAAGAATGGTGTTACGAAAGTAGAACAACATGCCGGACAACGTGATAAATTGCGAGATGCAATGAATGATGTTGCTAATACGGTAGAATATATGTTAGAATGTAAAGATGAGGGCAAATAGATTGTCGATAGAGCATTTATTCGCAAGTGGCAGATTAGGTGTTCAAATATCTCATTATATATTTTAAGTTTAGTGTAAATGCAAAATAATCCAACATTAGTCAAATTTGATACTGGAATTAACAGTGATATGATAAAAAATATTATTGATACTGTTACTAAAAAATCTCCAAAGATGGAACCAGCTTTAGTTGGTTCTGAAGAACCGATTTTTGATAAAAAAATAAGAAATTGTGAAGTCACTCCCATAGTTAAAACTCATTGGATTAATGGACTTTTGGATTATTATGTGAGGTCTGTAAATGATGAAGTATATGATTATGATTTAGTTAATTGGCATAGTGAATTGCAGTTTCTTCATTATAGTGGAAAAGGTGCTGGATATGTTTGGCATTGTGATAATGGTGTTGAAGAAAATGAAATAGGTGTTAGAAAAATTACAGTAATTTTAGGGTTGAGTGATCCTAATGATTGTGAAGGAGGTGAACTTCAAGTCATAATGTCAGGTAATCATGGACGTGTTGATAGACTAAAATTGGAATTGGGAGATTGTGTTATGTTTCCATCTACATCCCTGCACAGAGTTACACCTTTAAAATCTGGAGAAAGGTCTGTTATTGTTGGATGGTATGGTGGTCCAGAATTTAGATAAATAACTGAAAACTGAAGACGTATAAAGAATTATACAATGGAAAATATAAAGATTAGGTGTCGTTCCTGCGGAAAGGAATTGGAAGGACACCCAAGTAAGACAATTTGTTGTGGTTGTCCGAATATGGCAACCATTCGTGGTGATAAGATTTCAGCAGTTGACTTATCAAATGTTGTTATGTTAAACTCTCATTATCCTAAAAATAAAAAAGAAGTTCTTTCATCGGAAGATATTTTATGGCACGAACAAAGAAAGCAACGCAAAGTTCGTAAAATGAATTTTGAGACTAGGTAATATTAGGAAATCAAAATAAGTTGACGAATACAAATTAGTAACTATTATAGCTAATATGTATTTCAATTTAAAAAACCATGGACGAGCACACCTATAATAATTGGGTGAAAGTCAAAGAGACTTTTGAGTCATCTGGGAATACCAACAATTTTTTCTATCAGAGAGCATGTGCAATTGTTGGCGGAGCACCAGATCCTATTGATAAAATGATAAACCAAGATAATGCCGCATCGGATGGATGAAATAAAACCAGAACATTATGTCACTCAAAAAGAGTGTCAGGAGATGATCGACGATGCTATTCGGAGACACAATAGAAACGCAGGTATTATCAGCATGTGTGTGGGGTGGGTTGTCTTATGTTTATTTGCTGAGGGCCTTCTCAGATTGATTGGTGTTATTCCACCACTATTACCATGGTTACAAATTAAATTATAGGAGAATTTTATGAAAGTTGGAATGATTGGTTTAGGTCGTACTGGTGAAGGTATGTCCCGTCGTATGATTGAAAAAGGAATTGAAGTTTGGGGTTATAGTAGTAGTAGCTATGAGAATGCCTGTGGACAATATGAAGCAGGATATATTAGTGGATGTGTAACTTCACTAGAGTATCTTGTTAGAGCAGTCAAATCTGATAGTCTTAGATACACTAGTGCCGGAAAAGTTCCTGGTATCTTTCAAATTACACTCCCAGAAGTAAAGGTAGAAGACACACTTGATGAGTTACTACCATTACTTGAGGAGGGTGATATCATTATTGATCATAGTAACAGTGACATAACAAAATGTCAGGAACTAGAGAAGTATTGTTCTAAGTTGGGTATATCTTATATCTTCTCTGGTGTATATGGAGCACCTTATGCCATTGATACTTGCTCCAAAATTTTTCAAAGTTTATCACCAGGAAATATAAAATGACTTTAGCAGATGTCTTACTCTGGGGAACAATACCATTTCTATGTGCCACCATCTATTTCGGGCACAGAAAAGGTGAAAATGTCTACTATGAAAGTGACAAATATGACGGAAATGGAACATCGCATTAAAATGAGACATGCGTTTGCCATGTCTTCATTTGGTAGAATGTTTGTACCAAATAAAATTACACATGAGATGAGAACACTTTGTATTGACTGGTCTGAAAATATTAATGAAATTCCACCTGCTAAAGACTTATATCAAGTTGATCGTTACTTTTTAGAACTATGGAAAACATGGTCATTGCCTTCATAGTATTTTATTCTTTATTCGGTTTATTTCTTTTTATCCTTTCAATTTTACAAGAGTAATGTTACATTTTGCTAGGTTCTGCGGAACAGTATTAAACAATCCATGGGGTTGTGGATTTTTGGCATGGTGTCTTGTGTTTGTTCCTGTTATAGGAATGTGGGCAGTCCACAAATACAACTGGCAGCATTGGGCACCATTTGACAGAGGGCACTATAGGTAGTATAATATATGAGTTGAGAAATCAACTGCGGTGCGCCCCTTCAGTAGGTTCAGGAGCAGCGGCGATAGGAACCTACTTTATTTGACTACATAATTACAACACCTTATAATACACAGGTAATCAAAACGGACAATGGCACTGACTGAAAAATTCAAGACCAAAGATTTAGAAACTCTTCGTAATGCTGCAAAAGGTGAAATTTTCTTAGATGTAAAAAGTCCAAAATTATTTAAGAAGGTTCGTAAATATTATGAATCTAATGGAGTAATTTTTTCTGGTGATCCACTTGATGATTATGAAATCATGATGGACTGCCTTTATTCTGATCTAAAAATTTCTGTTGAGGTTGCCTGATGAATGTTGTGAAAAAGCCAACCGTTCTTCTTGAACGGTCTCCTTATCGTTATATCCAAGTTGGCACTTTGGAAATCAATGGTAAACCAGATTGTCGTATTCAAAAAGCAGATTCATATACCGGTCGTTATCGTGATATGTATATCTGTGATAATGAATTGCAACTGATGACTGCTATGGAGGATTATGAATACACTTGTTGGTTAGAT